ACTGGCCGATAAACCGGGTCGGCGAACTGCTCCCCTGGCGCGTAGCACTGCCGACTGAATAACACATCCCCGTCAATACGGTTCTTGCTGCACGCTTACATTTTCATTTTCATTCCCGGCACAGATAAGAATAAGTCTTATTCTAACAATGCCACCCTGTCGGTCATCAATCCTCTGCTTAATGGCAACGACAATTATCCGACTTAAATCACAAATCAGACACATGACATAACAGAGCTTGCGAGGTAACACATCGTCCGGTTTCTTCCACCATCGCACCGGACCAGCGACCATGAGGGGACAACGCCGCGCTCCGTTAACGCGGTAAACCCCGGTGTGTATCGTTTTTGATTATCCCCGCACACTCGCGCAGAGGAGTCTCCCGGTCGGGCTGCGGTCTCTGTTAATGCGGGGATACGGCGACAATACCGCGCATGGTTAATAAGGTCGCTCAACACACTGGCTGTAATGCAGCGGATACCATGCGGCATTTAGCGGCATTCATCGTACACTCAACGGTTAGCTCTTCATTCGTGGCATTCACCTGAAAGGTCCGGGAGTGTAATTGCGTACATTTACCACTGAACGAACCTTCAACAAGAACACGACCACGCTGCAAAATACGGAACGGAATTGTTCCCTGAAAAGGCTTTACGGTTACCAGTAATTTCTTCATGCATTCTCCGGATAACAAAAATACTAGTTAATACACTGAGTGCGGATATATTCCTGCGCCCCTTCCAGTTGCTTCTGCATTGTCATCAACCGCTCTCTGAGGGTGAAATAATCCCGTTCAGCGGTGTCTGCCAGTCGGGGGCCGGTTGCATTATCCATTCCGGAGGTGCCGGTGGCTTCACGCACGGTACCGGAGCAGGTGGCGTTGATCCGCAGGCGCTTACGACCAGCGGCAACATCAGCACGCAGAGTTTCATTTTCAGCTCTCGCATCGGCTAATTCCCTTGAGTATCTGGCATCAAGCGCAGCAACATCACGCTGGCGCTGCTGCATGTCAGTAATGGTTGCGTTTGCCAGCTCCAGCTCTCTGGCTTTTTTATCGCGCTGCGCTTTGTAGGTGATGGCGTTATCACGGTAATGGTCTGTTGCCAGCCACAGCGCACCACAGACCACCAGCAGAATAACGGTAAACGCGGAAAGCATTCGGTTTATATTCACCCCAGCAGCCCCGACGAAGACAACATCATCCAGGCCATGGAAAGAAAAAGAGCAACCAGCATTAGTGAAAATGAAATGCCGACAATTACACAGAGGATCTTCGCCAGCGTTATGAGTTTGTCTGACATGCTTAATCCTCCCTTCACGATTTCAACGCAATGACCAGTTTTGCCAGCCCATACAGCATCGGGGACACAGCAACACCGACCGCCACCCACTTAATGGCAAAAGCCAGTGCTCTGCTGATGTCATCAGTTACAGGCGCTTTCAGTTCAAGGCCGTTTTTCATGGTCAACCTCAACAGAATTCGTTTATACTTCGCCATGTTCTCCCTTGCCTTACTCAAGGTCAGAAACACAAAACCCCGCTTGGTGCCAACAAACGGGGTTTTTACTTTTATTCACTTACGTTTCGCCAGTTCGCAGGATTTCGTGTTATCCGTCCGCGTGCTCATGCCTTATTTTTCAGCAAAATATTCTGCTTATCTGTCGATGTCCCAGCACGCCAGCGCACTTTCCTGGTCTCGCCGGGATACCTGACCGTAGCAATTATTTGAGCGGATACGGCAGTCTCTGCCACCGTCCTTAATCCACCAGCGAATCGCTTCGCATGCTCCCCTGCGGTCACCAGCATTAATCCGTCTGTAAAACGTCGACGGGAAACACTTACCGGGGCCAATGTTATAGGGACAAAATGACGCGATACCCGCTTTCTGGGGTTCGGTCAGCGGCACTTTAATATTGCGCTCCACCCATGCCAGCGCCTTATCACGCTCAATGGCGTTGACCTGGTCGCATTTTTCCTTCGACAACTTCATGCCCGGGACGACAGGTTTACTATCCACCAGGATGGCACCGCGGCAGATGGTCCAGATACCCGCGCCATCACGGTATGCCGTGGTGTGGTTACCTTCCTTTTCATCCAGAAACTGGTCGAGGATTTCAGGCGCAGGCGCACCTGCGGCAATCAGCGCCAGAATGGCAGCCGACAGGCCGTATTTGATTTTGGTGTTCATGGATATTTATCAGGGTTTATCGATTTCAAATCCCTGGATATGTTAAGTCTTCAGGCCAGCGGTGGAGTCTTCAGAGAACCAGTAATTATTCCCGGTAGTTTTCCTCTGTAGGTTATCAACACATCCTGCGCCTCTAAAATTACGGGGCGCTTTTCCGGCAACGGACCATCCCCTTCACATAACCCGGCAGCAACATCCATGAAAAACTGCTTCGCCTGCTTTTTCGCCTCAGCTTCGTAAAACTCCAGCGTGGCATCTTCAGTACGGTCAAGACTAATCGCCACATCTGGCAACAACAGTGACGGATACCCACCAATTTCCAGTGCCACAGTAACAGTAATCTTATTCGGGTAATTATTTATCCCTTTAACAACCAGTTCGTATTTTTTCTTCATCGCTTTACTCTCCCCACGCCGCCTTACGACGGTCCTCTCTGATTTTGAAATACAGGTTAGTCAGATATGTCAGCAGCCCAAACAACAGACTCCCCAGCACGCCTATTGCCGCCCACTGAGACGGGGAAACCCTGTCCAGCAACTGCAGGAACCAGTAGCCCGTTCCCACCGCTGACGTGGTGTATGACACACCTGTTGTGATTTTTTCCATCTGGTACATACCCCGTCTCCCGCAATCCGGAAGCTCACAACAATATAAAGACCACCGGCACACACCGATGGTCCCTTGCGCATGCTTACATCATCATGTCGCTGTCAGGTGTAGGTTCACCGCCATCTGAAGCACTCCCGTCACCCGCGATACCTTCCGGCTCAGGAACCACTGCTACGCCCAGCAGCTCATCCAGAATGGCATCCACTTCTGCATCAAGACGCGACTCAAGATTCAGGCGAAGTTTCTGTTTCAGTGCGCTCCGGACTTCTTCAGAGCGCAGGACTTCCTTCACTGCCTCTGCAGTGACCAGGGATGTGATTTCTGACATGGGATTTTCTCGCTGAAAGGGGTTGTTAAGGAGTAACGGGTTCTTCGGGTTTGCTTCCGGCTGACTGACTGGCGCTGATTTTCTCAGCGGCCCTTTTATCAATCTGCCTGTACCAGAAATCGCGCACAGCCCTGTACCCACCCGAAAGAAGATACAGCACAGACCGCCGTACAGAAGTACAGCATCACCTGATGAATAAATGTCATAATTTCTTACCGTTATGGTTGACAATGAGAATTGTTTTCATTTAAAAAACCAATGTACGAAAGCATCTTTTCTTTACATTCTCCATTGGGATTACCTCCGCCAGCTTCCATTCCTGCCGCTGGCGGCTTTTTTTAGCAATTATGCGGCTGCTCCAGCTTTGTTTGCTTTAACTTCCACCGTATCAATAAGTACAGGGTAGGTTTCTGCACTACCTGTAATATCCGTAATGACAAACCTGTTGAGTCCATTAGCAGTATTGGCCCATTTCACCAGGTCAAACGCCTGTCCATCCACACCATCAAGCACCGGAGTAACATTAATGCTGTTACTGCCCTTAAATTTAAATGCAAGCGTATGCCAGTCATGGTCGAATGCGCCAAACGTGCCAAGTTCTTTTTGTTGATTAACTGTATGATGGTATGCAACATTAATACTGGCTTTATCTGACTGGACAAAGAAAGAACTCAGATGGCCTTCACCACCCTCACCCGGCCATTCCGCTATTCGCCAGTACAAACCAAAGGCATACTTGTTTCTGGTTGTCTCAAGATTGACGTTTTCGGGGATTTTAAACCGGACAGCAATTTCCCCGCCTTTTTCCAGTAAAAGTTTTGCCTTGTCTGCAGCAATATCACAGTGAGGTAGCCTGAGTTTAACGGACACTCCTTCCTGAAATAGAATGGCATCAGAAGGAGCTAATAATGAGCAGAAAAAAACCAACGTTACTCTAAAGAGTTCAAAGCCGAAGCTGTCAGAACGGTTCTTGAAAATCAACTTTCGATCAGTGAAGGCGCTTCCCGATTATCCCTTCCTGAAGGCACTTTAGGACAATGGGTTACCGCCGCCAGAAAAGGGCTCGGTACTCCTGGTTCCCGCACGGTGGCTGAACTGGAATCTGAAATTCTGCAACTGCGTAAGGCGTTAAATGAAGCTCGCCTTGAGCGAGATATATTAAAAAAAGCAACAGCGTATTTTGCACAGGAGTCGCTGAAAAATACGCGTTAATCGAACAATGGCGACAACAATTTCCCATTGAAGCGATGTGTCAGGTATTTGGTGTATCCAGGAGCGGTTATTACAACTGGGTACAGCATGAACCCTCAGACAGAAAACAAAGTGATGAGCGGCTAAAACTGGAGATTAAGGTGGCACATATCCGCACTCGCGAAACATATGGAACCC